ACAACAAATGAATTCTTTAATTGTTCCTTTTATCTCAAGTACAGGTCAAATAAACTCTTTCATTTTTGAAAAGAATGGATATCGTTATGAGGCGTTTATTCAACAAGACTTTACGCAAGATAATAATGCAACCAATCTTGGGGAAGACGAAAGATATTTTTCAACCAAAATTGATATTAAAGTTCTTGGGTACGTTCATGGCCTCGGTGACAATGATCCCAAACCACAAGTTGTTACAAAAGAAAACATTGTCGAGGTTAAGTTGGTTGGAGAAAGAATAGTTAAAAATATTCCCAACGGCAAGAATTATGTATGATAGGGTTATTGACTATTTAAATAACTATTTAATACGAATAACATTAAATTATAGGAGATACTTTAATGGCTACAAAATTTGATTTTTTGTCTCCCGGTGTAAATATCAGAGAGATCGACCGTTCAATCCTTCCGGCTCAAGCACAAGAGCCCGGCCCAATCTTGATTGGACGTGCTAGAAGAGGCCCTGCCCTCAAGCCTGTCTTAATTAATTCATACGAAGACTTTGTTACAATTTTCGGTGAGCCCGTTCTCGGAACCGCTGGATCTACTTCCGACATCTGGAGAGATGGAAACACAATCGGACCACAGTATGCTGGGGTAGCTGCACAGGCTCACTTAGCCTCTGAAACATCTCCTATTACATTTGTTCGTCTTTTGGGTGATGAGCACGATAGTCAAAGCAGCGGCAAGAGAGCCGGCTGGACTTACGATGGCCTTACAAATAGTGCTGCTACCAACCAAACAGCATATGGTCTTTTTGTTGTTGATTCTGGTTCTGCTACCGCCAATCCAACCGGTTGTTTGGCCGCAGTTTTCTACGCTACCGCAGGTTCTCTAACGCTTGCTGGTACTACTCCTGAAGGTGCTACTGTATCTGAAGCTGGAACCCTCATTAAATCATCAATCGCAAATTATGGTTTTCAATTAGATGTTCGAGGAACAGATGGCGTTATTGATGAATCAATCAAATTCAATCTCAATAGAGATGATCAAACATACTATGCTCGTTCTGTTTTTAGTACCAACCCAATTTTGACAAATAGCGAGATCATTTCATCAGGTAATAGAAAAACTTATTGGCTTGGTGAAACACATGAAAGATTTGTTGCTGATACTTTGAGCAATACTGCTGCTGGGAGTGTCCTTGGTATTCTTCTTCCTTTGGAAAATGCCTCTACCGGTTTAAACTGGGCGAATCGACAAAAGAAAATGACTGCTGCCCAATCTGGCTGGGTTATCGCCGCTGATACTGGTCCTGCTGCTTCATTTAATTCTGCTAATGCTCAGAAACTATTTAGAATGGTTGCTCTTCATGAGGGCACAAGACTTCAAAAAGAAGTCATGGTAGCTATTGAAAACATCAACGCCCCTGTTGATGTCACCGTAAATGCTTTTGCATCATTTGATGTTGTTACAACTGACATGAATGGAAATCCTCTTGAAACAATGGCTGGTGTTGACTTGAATCCAGAGTCCGATAACTACATTGTTAAAAGATTTGGTGATACAACATTTGAATGGAGAGAAGACGAAAGAAGATACAGAGTAAAGGGTGATGAGCCTAATGCTTCAAATTACTTCCGAGTTGAAGTATCAGAATACGTTTCAAATAGCCAAGCGAGGGGCTCTGTTCCATTTGGTTTCCTTGGTCCTGTTCGTCCAAAAGGCTTTACTCTTGCTTTTGGCTCTAAAGGCGCTCAGACTTTTGGTGACGGTGTTAATCAGTCTGGTGATAAGGCATCAATTAACATGACCCTTAATAATAGACCTGATGCTGATGATGTGCTCACTGTAGTTTTAAACGGACAAACACACACAATTACATTTAAAGGTACTAAGACTTTTGCACAGTCAGATTCTGCTTTTACTAGTTTAGCGGCTGAGATTGGAATCTCTGATAGCCCAAGTACAAACCCTCTTGCAGATAAAATTCTTGCTATTATTGACAGTGTTACAAATTATGATGCTCCCGCTACTGGTAATGGTAGCATGGTTGTGACTGCTGAATCAGCAGGTGCGCTTTTTAATATAACAGCCGCTGGGACTGCTGTAAGTGGTGCGCACATAACTGTAAATAGCACATCAGCAGGCACCGATTCAGATGATTTTGCTGGTGTTTTTGTTAAAGGAAATGCGGACATGCCAAATGCTGGTGGAAGTGCGGATACTTTTGCAAGTCTTCCATTAAACTATACTGCATCATTCCGCTTCCCTGCTCTCGCTCTTCGAGGTGCTGGTTCTGAAGGAAGCCCTGTTAGCGAATACGAAGTATACTATGGAATTCGTCCAAAGACTGCTGCGAGCGAAACAAGAAATGATGTAGGCTACATTGATTATCTTCGAGGCTTGCCCGGAAGTCTTGACAATTATGAAGCTGCATCTGATTACGAATATTCTTTTGTTTTCACATTGGATGACCTTGTTATTGACACTGCCACACGTGATGTGGCTTACACTGCTGGTTCTCGTGCTAACGGAACATCATACACAGCAGCATCTGGCTCTTCTGCTCTCCTTGGAGACGATACCGGAATCACTGATGGTGTAGAGGTTCAGCAATTCATCATGCCAATTTGGGGTGGATTTGACGGACTTGACATAAGCGAGAAAGAGCCATTTAAAAACGCTGGTAGTAGCGGATTGGCTGCGGCATCTCAGACAGATTTAAATAACGCAATGCTTTACTCTGTTAATCTTGCAATTGACTCGATTAAAGATAATGAGCAAGTTATAGCAAATACGCTTTCAATTCCCGGTGTGACTGCAACAAGAGTAACAGATAAGATTATCACAACTTGCGAGACAAGAAAAGATCTTCTTGGTGTTATTGATCTTGAACAAGCGTTTATTCCAAATACTGAAGGTAGTTCAGAAGTGTACTACGCAGTATCTGATACTATCAATAAAGCAAAGATTAGAAAATTAAACTCAAGCTATGGATGCGCATTCCATCCATGGGTTCAGGTTCAAACAAATACTGGAACTGCTTCTGGTAAGCTTTATGTTCCTCCTTCTGTTGCTGCGATTGGCGCCTTTGCTAAGTCAACTGCACAATCAGAACTTTGGTTTGCGCCTGCTGGATTTACCCGTGGTGGCTTAAGTCCTCTCGGCGGAGTTGGCGGTCCTCGTGTTGTTAACGTTCGTGAGGCCCTCTCATCAAAAGATCGAGATAGTCTGTACAAGATCAACATTAATCCAATCGCTTCATTTCCGGGCGAGGGAATTGTTATCTTCGGTCAGAAGACACTTCAAGCGTTCCCATCTGCTCTTGACAGAATTAACGTTAGAAGACTTCTCATCTTCCTTAAACATGAGCTTTCAAACATTTCAAGAAGACTTCTTTTCGAACCAAACGTTCAAACAACATGGAATCGATTTAAGTCTCAAGCAGATGGCGTTCTATCAAACGTTCAAGCAAACCTCGGTGTGACTGAATACAAGATTGTTCTTGATGAGACCACAACCACTGCTGACCTTATTGACAGAAACATCTTGTACGCAAAGATCTACATCAAGCCTACGAGAGCAATTGAATACATCGTTGTTGATCTAATCGTTACCAACACCGGTGCAGAATTTGTGTAACGTGATAATTATTAATAATAGGAGATTAATTCAATGACATTCTGGTCTGCCCAATATAACCCCGGTTCCGAACCAAAAAGAAATTTTAGATTTCAAATTGTATTTGAAGGTCTTACCGGACAAAATGGTCCAATCGTTTGGTTCGCAAAGAAGGTTGGTAAGCCTAAGTTTACTATTACCGAAGCAAAGCATTCGTTCATGGATCACCACTATTACTTCCCCGGTCGTGTTGAGTGGGACAAGATCTCTATGACTCTTGTTGATCCCGCTTCTCCTAACGCAACCGCCAACATCCTTCAACTGATCGTTGATTCAGGATATAAGATCCCAGCGTCTGCTGCTTCTCAATTCTCTTCAATGTCAAAAGGAAAAGCTCAATCAGCATTTATCTCAAACATTTTGATTCAGCAGATTGACGCTGACGGAGACATTATCGAGCAATGGACATTACATAATCCATTTATCACCAACGTCGGACTTCCTGAGTTGGCTTATGATAGCGATGATCTTGGCGAGATTGAATTAGAACTTCGTTAT